GGCAGCTCACAGGTCGGCGAGATGTGGGGCAGCTCACAGGTCGGCGAGATGTGGGACAGCTCACAGGTCGGCGTGATGTGGGACAGCTCACAGGTCGGCAAGATGTGTGACAGCTCACAGGTCGGCGTGATGTGTGACAGCTCACAGGTCGGCAAGATGTGTGACAGCTCACAGGTCGGCAAGATGTGGGACAGCTCACAGGTCGGCAAGATGTGTGACAGCTCAACTGCACGAGACTTTAAAAATTATCCGGTTATAAAAATCATGATTCCAGATGGTGGAAAATTTGAAATGGTTGTGCATAAAAGCAAAGACGAGGAATAAAATGAAGAACCAAAAGAGGTTTGTATCTAACTTGCTGTGGCCTATAAGGGGGTAAAGAAAAATGGCAAGACTTACGTTTGTCAGTGAGAATGAGGGCAAGATGCCTAGTTATGTGGCAGTAAGAAGCGAAAAAGAAGAGGCTCCAAGACAGGAAAAAAAGTTTTCTAAGGTGCTTGATCTGCTTGGTATGGCATTTGACATTTTGACAACCGTGTTTGTTGTCGGATGTGCAAGTTTTGGATTGATGATCTTACTGTTTGTTGCATTTATGAGAGTACATGCAATCTAAAAGGAGGAAAGCATGAGTAGAAGGGCAAACGGTACAAACAGGGCCGCTGAATTATGCGGAGGCAGTAAATACACTGGATATGCCAAACCAAAGAAAAAGGCCGCAAGCTTGACGGAACTGAACGACCATTTAACAAAAAAATTACAATTACAGTTTAGCAGGTGTGTAGGAGAAATGCAAGATGGAAGAGAAAAAAATGATTGAAATCCCGTATGAGGAGTTTGCAGAGCTGGTCTTATTAAAAGGACGAGTAAGTGCAACGCTGGCATATTTAAAAGCCAAATCGGGGACTATAGTAGATGATGATGTGATGATTGCTTTGCTTGATGGTGAAGAAAATGAACAGCCGGTGTGATAGCTGCGAAGCAGACGAGTGCTGTAAATGCAGAGATAGGGCAAAACAAAGAAAAAACAGGCAGAACGTAATGGAGGAATGTGAACGTGAATTTATACCAGATCAACGCGGAAATTATGAATGCGTTTGAAAATGCCTTAGATCCAGAGACAGGAGAGATTGTTGATACAGAAGCGTATGCGGCCATTGATAGCTTACAGTGCGATCTTAATGAGAAAATAGAAAATATCCTTTTATGGATTAAAAATTTGCAGTCGGATGCAGAGGCACTGAAAAAAGAAAAAATGACCTTTGCAGATCGACAAGCAAGAGCGGAAGCGAAAGCCGAAAGCCTTAAAAAGTATGTCAGTGGGGTGCTGAATGGGCAGAAGTTCCAGACAGAGCGCGTATCAGCATCATGGAGAAAGTCAGAAGCTGTTGAATTTGTTGGTGATGTCAACGCCTTGCCGCAATCCTGTATCAAGATTGCTGATCCGGTAGTGGATAAGACAGCACTTAAGAAACTTTTAAAAAGTGGTACAGAAATCGAAGGGGCACGGCTGATCGCAAGGCAGAATCTCCAGATTAAGTAGGATTAAGTAGGATTAAGTAGGTGAGAGCATGGATGAGAAGAAGAAAAACATTTATGAGACGATTACAGCCGTAATGGCTGAGATCGGAGCGGTTGGCAAGGATAGTCGAAATGAGCAGCAGCGATTCATGTACCGCGGCATCGATGCAGTCATGAACGCGATCAATCCGGCACTGATTAAACACAAATTATTTGTTGTACCGGAGATTATGGAACAGAAACGTGAAGAGCGTCATACAGCAAAGGGTGGAAACCTGATCTACTCCATTTGTACTGTGAAATATACTTTTTATGCAGAAGATGGATCTTCCGTATCTGCAACGGTGATCGGTGAAGGAATGGACAGCGGGGATAAAGCAACAAACAAGGCTATGTCAATCGCATTTAAATATGCTTGCTTCCAGGTTTTTTGCATCCCGACAGAAGAAATGAAAGACCCAGACGCAGAGACACCGCCTCCGAGTAAGCCAGTGCTTGAAGCGGGATACGTCAATGCACTGTTTGCCGAACTTCAGCGGACTGGGGTCGGTATCAAAGGGATTTTACAGACATACAATGTGACTGACGTGCATGATCTCAACCTTGAGGATTGGAAGAAAGCAATGGAAATCCTCAATAAGAAGCCGGACAAGCCTGCGCCGAAAGCACCGGATAAGCCGGATGATATCCAACAGAATTGAGGTAGCTATGGAGTGTAAATGCACATTAACTGATGTTACCAGGGACTGGACAACTGGAAAATTCCGGGTGACCTTTGAGGCGGAGGATGATATATCCGGCCAGATTGACGGTATGCGAGATAAAACACTCCGGCTGACTGCAAAGCAGTGGAGAGACAAACGCAGTCTTGACAGCAATGCTTATTACTGGGTGCTTCTTTCAAAGCTGGCCGAGTCCATCAAGATATCAAAACCGAGAGCGCATAACATTATGCTCCGGGAGTATGGACAGATTGATTTATCGGACGGATCACCAACATATGCAGTCATACCGGATACGGAAGAAGCTGAAAATAGAGAGCTGGAAAGGGAAATGTTCCATATCAAGCCAACATCGGAAGTGAGGGAAGGGAAAAACGGAATTAATTACCGTACATACATCCTTCTCAAAGGTTCCAGCTGCTATGACAGCGCGGAAATGTCGCACCTGCTGGACGGTCTGATCAGCGAGTGCAAGACGCTTGGAATCGAGACCGCCACACCAGAGGAGCTGGAGCGAATGAAGCAGCTCTATGAACAGAACCGCGGGAAGCATGAAAAGACTGTATAGTGTTTTGACGGATGATCTGGAGCATTGCATTGTCACCGGATCCTGTAACGTGGCGATCCATCATGTGTTTAACGGGGCAAACCGGAAGCTGTCAGAGAAATATGGGTTTCTGGTGCCACTCCGGCCGGACTGGCACAATATGACACCGTACAGCGTCCACATGGACCAGCGGTTTGATGAGAGCCTAAAATGTAAGGCACAGAAGTATTATGAGACTCACTACGGGAGCCGTGAAGACTTCCGGAGAGAGTTTGGCAAATCATATTTATGACATGCAGGCAAGCAGAAAGGAAAACTATGGATTTTAGATTAACATCTGCTGCAACAGCAACTGTATATAATGCGATTGGTGTAGGTAAGGAAAACGCCACAAGCCGCAGGGAATTATGCCGGGTAACTGGATTACCAGACAGGGCGGTACGGAAAGCGATTGAGATACTGCGGTATGATCGCCCAATTCTCACAGCAGACAACGGGATGGGATATTATATCCCCCGTACAGATACACAGGGACGGCGGGAAGCGATTCGATGGATTGAAACGCAGGATAGAAGATGCAGAAGCATAAAGACGGCAGAAAGAGGTGCTAAGCGTTTCGCGAGGAACATGAAGCCACCTGATAAAGAGAAATATGAACAGCTATCATTGTTTGGAGGTTGTTGTGATGGGTAAGACACAGAGAGAAAAAGGGAAACGCGGAGAGAGGGAGCTCGCCGGAGTGTTCCGGGAGTACGGATACGATGCCAGAAGAGGGCAGCAGTATTGTGGCGCAGCTGGTAATGCTGATGTGATCGGGCTTCCGGGTATCCACGTTGAGTGCAAGAGGGTTGAGAAACTTAATCTTCTGGATGCAGTAGCACAGGCAGTGCATGATGCACTTCCCGGTCTCCTTCCGGCGGTATTCCACAGGCGAGATCGCTGCGAATGGCTTGTGACCATGCGGCTTTCCGACTGGATAGAAATTTACCGGGAGTGGGAGGCTGGGCGAAATGAGAGATAGCTTGATTTTTTACTACAGTTTCGCCAAAGCTATCCAGCGTTTGCCGGACGATCAGCAGCTTAAGGCACTGTGGGCGATTATCAATTATGGTCTGGATGGAGTAGAGCCGGAAGACGACGGCGAGTTGTATATGTCTATTTTTGACATGGCAAAGCCACAGATCGACGCAAACGTTAAGCGCAAGGTAAATGGAGCAAAAGGCGGACGCCCAGCGGAAGACATTCCGGAAGAAGAAAAGGGGCCTGTGGCTGGAGCATTTAAGCTTAATGATGGAACGTTATACGAAGTAACAGAAACTGTACTTGATAAGATGCAAAAGTTGTACCCGGGCGTTGATTGTAAGCAGGAACTTAACGAAGTCATCGGGTGGTGTGATTCGAACCCTACACGCCGAAAAACACGAAAAGGTGCAATGCGTTTTTTGAACAGCTGGTTTGCAAGGGAGCAAGACAAATCGGCAAAGGCTGGGAAAAGTCAGCCTAAAAAACAAAATGCCTTTTTTAACTATGATCAGCGCGATACAGACTATAACAGCATAATGCAGGATAAAGTAAAAGAGTGGATTGATAATGATAAGTCACAAGGATAAAGTTACATACCATGAAAAAAGTGTAAAAAAGAAAATGGCTGAGCTGGCCGATTTAGAAAAATACCCATCTCCTATGAGCGAGAGCTTTAGGAGGCCAGCATATGACGGCACGGCTTTATGCCCGGATCCAAACAGGCGGACGCGTAAAGCTATAAAAAAGGTATCCACCCCGATCCCAAACGGGGATGATACATAGATAAAAAACTTGTGGTCGGTTTATATGTCACGATATACACTCTGACCAGTAACCTGGGCCGGGAACCTATCACAGTCCTCCAAAATCCCGGCCCAAAAGGAGGGATCACAAGGAAATACCAAGAGGAGAAGAAAAATGAAAACAGACAAATTTTACAGAGCTAGGATGGATGGTTTAGCATACGCCCTGGAAATCGTAGAAAAAGGTGGGGTAGAGGCATTGAAAACAGAACTGAAAGTCAGAAATGCTTACTTTATTCCTATGGAGATATCCAGGAGAAAAGCTACAGAGATCAGCGAAATGCTGGCACACAGGATTCTGGCAACATTTACACCAACGGTGATGTTTTCACTTAATCAGGCGTTTGGGTTTGGGAAAGACCGGCTTTTAAGGTGGAAAGATGCATTCACCGGCCTGTGTGACATGATGGACGCTGTAGATCCGTTTGGATGCAACTATGAAACGGCCAGAGACTACGCAGAAGTCCTGAAAGATAAATATGGTATTGAGTTTGACTGGGACAGTATCGATGATGTTATCGGTCTGAACCAGAAAAAGCGGGGGCAGCTGTGTGATATTGATTATGTCATCGACTTTCTGGAAGAAAAAGGTCATAAGAAGGCAGCACAGTTGATCCGCGAATATGGGAAAAGATAAAGGAGACAAAATGCAAAGATTAACAGAAAAGGCTGACCTGGGTAACTGGTGCCTGAAGGGGGTCAGGTGGGAGTTTGAATATGTATAAAATCGGAGGACATTATGGAAGTACGAAGTTTAGCACGTAGTAAAGCGGAAGAAAGGTACGCAGTGTGCAGATATAAAGGGAAAAGCTTAATTGAATGGGCTGTTTTATGGTTCAGAATGAGCAATGACGCATTTTTTCAGCTGTATGGGTTTAATTTCAACCCTCATGATTACCCGTATTTGTATGAGATTGCGAGGAAGATTGTTTATGGAGAATAAAGAAAATTAAGATTTGGAGGAAATCATGAAAAGATTAACATTGGAAATTGATTTATCGGAAAACGAGATTTTTGACGAGGAAGTAACCAAAGCTATCAGAGCAAAGGTCAGGGAAGCTGTTAGAAATGCCCGCAACGAAGATATTGACAATGAGGTGCAGCAAGAAGTAGAGAGATTGTTTGATAATGGATCATGGGATTACAAAAGGAAGCTTAAAAATATTGTGAAAAGTGCTGTGTATTCCGCTATCGAACAGGCCGTGAAGGATTTGGATATTAAAGAAATCGTTGAAACGTCTGTTGCTGAGAAGATGGACGATTATATGTCTTATTATAAGGTGAGAGAGCGGTGCGAAGAAGCCTTAAATGCTAAGGTGCAGGGAGCGGTCGAAAAGAAAATAAAAGAACTTCTAAACTGAAATTTAGCGGAGAAACAGCCATGTGGAAAAAGATAAACCCAGGCATGGAGTACGTTATAGCAGCTATGCGCCGGATAGCTACGGAAAGGGAAAAAGAACGTCATGCTACTACGACAACGGGAAAGGCTGGTGTGACGGGCAGAGGAAGGCAAGAGGAGGATATTATAAAATCTGCGTAGGGTGCCCAAAACTTGCAACTAAAAAAGAAGTAACATCAGTTGAAAACAAGGTAAAAGGTAAGCTGCTGAAAGATTGGGGTGCGATTGTAAACCGGATCAAACGGAGCGGTTATGATCTGTCTGCAATATATCTGACGGCAAAAAAAGAAGAGGAAGCTTAAATGAGAACGAGAGAGGCTAAGTTATCTGACTATAATGTGCCAAAAGAGGATGAATCACAACTTGATCTGTACTGTAGGAGCCCGGATCCTGAGATAAAAATCATACTGTTTGGTTGTGCAATATCAAAAGCACCAGGCCTTGAGATCCAGACTTATGACAGCTTGGTGACAGGCGATGGATACTATACGCTGATCCGCAGGGGAAGAGATATCCCAGCAAAAGCAGATGATTTTTACGGATATCGGCGGAAAGTGAAAGCAGAATTTTACCACCGGCTTAAGCTGTTTGGTTTTTGGAAGTATAAACACGGATAAAGGGAGTTAGACAATGACACAAAAAAATAAGTGGTGGACACCCGCCAAGATGTTACCGCCACTTACCTGATCTGCTTAGGTCCATTGTATCAGACCTTTGCAGATTCTGCAAGAGGGAGGATTACTATGGGCCAGAATATCAAAAGAGGAATTGTTGATAACATTATTGTTGCAATGTCGATTTACATTTCTGATTCGGACACACTTGCTATCCTGGATAGTGTAGTATCGAGTGAGCTTACAAAGGTAAATGTGCAGGAAATCACATCCCTTCCAGCAGAGTGGAAGAACGACATAGAAAAGAGAAACCGCTATTTACTGGAGCTTTTCAAGATCAAGAAGCGCGGGCTCAGTCCTGCGACAATCAACGGGTATATACGATCTGTAAAAAGGTTATCTAATATGGTAGGAAAGTCGTTGGACAGTGTAGATACATTTGACGTGGAATGGTATATAGCACAGTACGAGAAACGCCCAGGTACAAAAAGCGAAAAGGTGCAGGACAGCACATATAATAACGAACGCAGATTCCTTTCGGCTTTTTACACATGGATGCGAAAATCAAAACTTATTGATGAAAATCCGGTGGAAGCAACAGAAGCGAAAAAGATTGCGCTAAAGCCTATTGATTACTTTAGCCGGTCGGAGATTATCCAGATGCGGGATGCATGCCGCACTAAAAGAGAGCGTGCAATCATTGAAGTATTCCGCAGCACCGGGGCGCGGGTCGGAGAAATCGCAGAGATCAGGATTGACCAGATCAACACAGAAACGGGAGATATCCTCATTAAAGGAGAAAAGGGCGGCAGATACCGCACGTTATATCTGGACGATGATGCGCGGCATTACTACAACGAATATTTGGAGAGCAGAACAGACAACAGCCCGTATATGTTCCCGCAGTCGAAAGCGCCTCACGGGAAAATGAGTGTGAGCGGATTCCGAAAAATCATTAAGGACATCGGAGCGCGGGCAGCGGTGAAAAGCGCTGTATATCCTCATAAAATGAGAAAAACACTTGGCATGAATTTGAAGAACAGAAAGGTTGATATTGGTATCATTCAGGAAATCCTTGGACATGCAAGCCCGGCAGTAACAAGCATGTATTATGCGCAGTCTACACCGAAGACGTTAAGAAATGTCCGAGAAATGGTACAGATTTAAGGAGCCGATTTAATGAATTTAAAGATTAAAAGAGTGGTGTTATGACAAAAAAGAAAGTGTGCTGGATCAGTGCAGGAATAAGCAGTTTTATGGCAGGTTATATTGCAGGAGATGTTGATGAATGGATTTACATAGATATCAATGACCAGCACCCTGATAGCATGAGATTTATCAAGGATTGTGAGGCGGCAATCGGACAGAAGATACAGATTTTACAGTCAAAAGAATATCGAAGTGTAGAAGAATGCGTAAGGGCATTTGGCGGGTTTCGGGCTTCCAATGGTTTCGCTCCATGCACAAACTGGATGAAGAAACGGGTCCGAAAAGAATGGGAATTAGAACATAAAGAATATGATCTTACCTATGTTTGGGGATTTGATTCGGAAGAAACAGCCAGAGCAGAGCGAACCATTGAAGCTAATCCGCAGGCTGAACATGAATTCCCGCTGATTGATCGCGGACTGTCCAAGGAAGAGGTTCATGGATTGTTTGAAAGAATCTTTTCCTTTCGGCGACCGGAAATGTATGACATGGGATATCCTAACAACAATTGTATAGGCTGCACAAAAGGCGGCATGGGTTATTGGAACCGAATACGTAAGGATTTTCCAGAGGTGTTTGAGAAGCGTGCGAAGCTTGAACGGCAGGTCGGATATGCAATATTGAAAGACAGCAATGGGAAGCCGTTGTATCTCGATGAACTAGATCCGAGCCGTGGAAACATGAACACAGAGATATTCCCGGATTGCGGGATTATGTGTTATTTGAGTTTAGAAAAATGAAGGAGAGTTATTGGTGAAATATAAGAAAAAACCTGTAGTTGTAGAAGCATTCCAGTATGACGGAGATTTAAAGGGAGCAGACGGTAAATATTATGTTCCAGACTGGGCGATTGAAGCATATGAAAAAAGCATCATGTATTATGATCAGTCAGAATTGTTTATCAACACATTAGAGGGGACGCACCATGTAAGTGTAGGCGACTACATTATTCAAGGGGTTAAAGGTGAGCTGTATCCATGCAAGCCGGATATTTTCACAGAAACCTATGACGTTCCTACTGAAGATAAGCCGGAAACCCCTTCGAACAGCAGTGCGTTAGAAAAGCTTATCGAAAAACAAACTCCAAAGAAAATCATATATCAAAAGAGCCAGTATGGCACACCTTAGATGTGCCCAGAATGCAGAGCTGAGCAGAACGAGGTGAAGTTTTTCAGCTTAGTGGGAAAGAAAGTGATAGAAAAGTATACATTCTGCTGGCAATGCGGGCAAAAGTTGGATTGGGGTTGGGGTATCGAAAGGTAATGAAATCACTATTTAGTTGAGTAATAGAAACAGAAAAATCGCATATATTAAGTAAAAAAAACAAAAGAAAAAGAAAGGAAAAAAGAATGAACGAAAAAATCAAGTTAAAAAATGAAAAAGAATTTGATTTAGTAGTAAACGGGCTTGATGCGTTTAGTGACAGCCTTAAGCTGACATTTTTGTCGGCTGACAACCTTGAAGATCTGATCGCCATCTTTTCTAACACTGCCAACACAGATCAGATAAAAATCATCAATAGCACTGGGGAGACATTAGCCGTGTATGATGGCTATACTGTTTTGGACAATCCGAAGAGTGTAAATGACAATGCACAGATACAGCCTACAACGTATAACGATGACGGCAGCGTAAAAACTGAAGCTGTAACAGGTAGAGCTGTGACACTGATCCTCTCCCAGCCAGGCGTGGCAGAGCAGGTGAAGCACAACAGGGCTGACATAGACTTTTTAGCCGTAATGACAGGAACCGATTTATAAGGAGGAGCGCATATGTTAAGCGTAAAGAAAATGGCCGAAAAATATTATCCAGAATACTGGGACAAAGACAGACTTAGAACTTTGGTACAGGCTGGTAAACTGACAGAAGAAGAGTATCAGGAGTTGACGGGAGAAAAATACTAAGTTGCATCGGTGCAACAGAAAGGCGAAATTATGAGAGATATATCTTTGTGCCACCCACGTTTACAGAAACTGGCAGCAGAATTGATTTCCAAGTGTGCCGCCAAAGGCTTGCAGATCAAAATCGGGGAAACTCTCAGGACAAAAGCAGAGCAAGATGCTTTATACGCTCAGGGGCGGACAACACCGGGAAATATCGTGACCAATGCCCCGGGCAGCAGCTACAGCAGTTATCACCAGTGGGGTAAAAAAACTCTATAAAACTCCGGAAGAGTTTATGAAAGTCTGGGTACCAGAGCAGGTAAAGACCGGCTGGCAGCAGGAAAACGGAGGTTGGCGCTTTTACTTAAAAGACGGTTCTGGAAAATACGTTTCCAATGACTGGTACAAAGACGGGGATCTCTGGTACTGGTTCGATGGCGCCGGTTTCATGGTCCATGACGTCTGGTATCAATACAAAGGTTCCTGGTACTACCTCGGCTCCGACGGTGCCATGCTCAAAGGCCTTCAGACAATCAACGGAAAGTGGTATTATCTGGATCAGACCGGCCGCATGGCTACAGATCCTATAGTTCTTACTCCGGACCAAAACGGAGCATTAACTCATCCAGGATTAGTACTATAATAAAAACACAAGGCACATGAACTTTCTAGATAGTTCCTTTTTAGAAACTTGAATGGAGGGGATTGTGCCTTTTTTAATTTTTTTCACAAAACCTATTGACAATATACTTCCGTAAGTATATAATAAAGACAGTTAAGGAAGTACAGAAAAAACAAGGAGGATAAGAAAATGATGGATATGAACAATCAGTATGATGCAGCAGCTCTTTATGATGGAGGATGGAGAAGCGAAGATAAAGAAGAACTCATGAGTGAATATGGTCTTTCTGAAGATGAAGCAGATGAGCTGTGCGAGGCTTTAAAGGCTTATGAGCAGTAAATACAATATTCGAAGATTTAGGAGGAAAGATAAGTAACTAAAAATACAATTAAATGTGAACAAATAGGTTCAAATATACTCAAAATCCAGAGTATTCGTTTGTGCTAACGTCAAAGCAGTCGGAAACGTCGAGAAGTAACCAGTGCAAGTTGGAACAGCCTTGCTAATTATAGGATAGAACCTTGATGGTGACGTTTGGACAATGGTAGAAGTCTACGAAAACCAAGTAGCAAAACATAAAATATTAAGAAAGGAAAAACTACTTAGGTGAAATCTGTATCTAATCAAATATATGAATTTACAGATGTGTACCGATGGCTAAGTCGGGAATTTACGACTGTGGAGTGTACAAGAACTTGTGAGTAGTGTGTTACTTTTAACCACCAAAGCATACACGTTGAAACAGTAACTATAAATCGTGAGATTATAGCAAATCATCTAGCATATGCATATTTGTATATGTTTTTAGTAGCAGGAACACAAAATGGTTACAGATAAAAAAAGCATTCCAAGAGGAGCGGCGGCTACAGCGGCCAAAAACAAGTACCGTGATAGCAATTATGATCGCATGGAAATTACGGTTCCGAAAGGACTGAAAGCGCGTATAAAGGAAATCGCAACAGATCAAGGATATCTTTCTCAGAATAGCTACATAATGGAAGCGGTAAGGGAAAAATATCTACGGGATACGGGAAATACTTTGTGAATTAATTTTTTTCACAAAACCTATTGACAATATACTTCCGTAAGTATATAATAAAGACAGTTAAGGAAGTACAGAAAAAACAAGGAGGATAAGAAAATGATGGATATGAACAATCAGTATGATGCAGCAGCTCTTTATGATGGAGGATGGAGAAGCGAAGATAAAGAAGAACTCATGAGTGAATATGGTCTTTCTGAAGATGAAGCAGATGAGCTGTGCGAGGCTTTAAAGGCTTATGAGCAGTAAATACAATATTCAATTAGGAGATAAATTTGGAAGATGGGAAGTAATTTCACTGGATTCCAAACCAGGATACGTTAAATGCAAATGCGTCTGTGGCACTATAAGAGATGTCCCAAAAAATGTTTTAGCAAGAGGGATATCGACATCTTGCGGATGCAAAAGCAGAGAGAATTTTGGAAAAAACTATAGGCAGAAGGCGTACGATCTAAAATGGAAAAAAGCACAGGAGAAAGTTGGAACAACTATTAATGGCTTCAAAGTATTGAGCGTTGAAAAAAAGGTATGTCGTGGCAAAAATCGGACTTTTTGCAAAGTAATATGCCCTGCGTGCGGCAAGGAAAGCGAAACTTGTTTGTCTAGATTGCCGTATATTCATACATGTATAAATTGCCATCGTAATACCGGTGAGTTCTTAGCGGATATGCAATCAGTTTTTATTACGGATGGATCCTCTTTGATAAGCGTTAAATCAAGGATGAAAGGGACAGTTAATAAAAACTCTAGTACGAAAGTAAATGGAGTATCACTCCAGAAAAACGGCAAATACAGAGCTTATATAAATTTCAGGCGGAAACAATATCAGCTAGGCACGTATAGTAACTTAGATGACGCCGCCGCTGCCAGAAAAGAAGCTGAGTCAAAAATCTATGGAGAGTACATAAACAGTCATGAAGGCTGGGAAGACGAATTGAAAAATATTGGAAAAAAATACAAAAAATTTCCTCCGAAAGATTGAAAAGATTTATATGATTATTTAATTACATCTTGAATACCGCAATCATTGTGATATACTTTAGTCAGCGTTCAGAAGCATTTATGCAAACTGATCGCTATCAAAGGAGTGCATCGAAAGATGGGAAATAAGCATCCAAGTAAAATTGGGTGCTTATTTCTGTTATATAGTAACTGCTATAAATTTATTTAAATGATCATATACGGTGCAATACAACTTTACATTCTTGACCAAAAACATACGAGCTAATAACGGTTACAAACACTCCATCTGAATCAATGTATAATTGAGATACATGTTCAGGATTCCAAATCCAGATTGAGGACACCTGATCCGTTTTATGCACACACCACCCTAAAATAAAATAATTAGTCAGATCTGTAGCGTTATAAACTTTTTGATTAACATCAGTTGTTGATGGTAACTTGAATGAAATTACTTTAATATTAACATTTAGCGCAATCAGAAAGGCGTATTATCACAAAAATGGTGATACGTCTTTTTTGAATCGAAATAAAATGAAAATAGGGTGATAGTATGAACCTTAACCAGATACAAAGAAAGCTGCAAAGAGCGTTGCTCACAAAGCGGTTTGTAACAAAGATAGGCACGAGCCAGTTTTACAGCGCAGACCAGAACCGGATGATAACCATGTACAGCGTGAGTACACCTACACTGCAATACGTGCGGGATAAGTGGAAGACAAAGGACTATGAGATCATTCGGACGGCATCACAGGTGGATGTTGTTATGGTACTGAAAGAGATGTGGGAAGCGCTGGAGGACTGGAAGTAATGACGGGACGGTGAGTAAATGGGTGAGCTTACGCCGAAGCAGAAAGCGTTTGCAGACAACTACATAGCGAATGGCGGGAACGCTTCTGAGGCGGCGAGAAAAGCGGGTTATTCGGAGAGAAACGCAGGAACAAACGCAGGAAAGCTACTAAAAAATAGTAAAATTGCATCCTATATAGCCGAAAAGCAAGCCGAAGTGGATAAACTCAACGGTACTGACACCATGTCCCTTGCTGATATCCAGAAGCGCCGCGCCATGATCGCACGGGGGGAAGTAAAGGATTCTTTTGGCTTCGCTCCGGCTTTTTCCGAACAGCTAAAGGCCATGTCCGATTTGGAGAAAGCTATAGCCGTAAAAGAGGAAAAAGAAGCACAGCAGAAGGCAGAAGAGGAAGCCAGAACGGCAAAAGAATACCATATTGATCTTGATGTGGTGGCGGATGTATTCCACCCGATGATTCGCGACATCCGGCGCGGTATGCATACGGAGTATGTACTCCCAGGCGGGCGAGGATCTTCGAAATCGTCTTGTATATCATGCATTATCCCGGAGCTGATAAAAAAGCATCCTGATATGCATGCGCTTGTGCTGCGAAAAGTCGGTAACACTATAAAAGACTCTGTGTATGCTCAGTTGCAATGGGCTATCTCAAAGCTTGGTCTTGATGCAGAGTTTAAATTCAAGCAATCTCCTTTTGAGATCACATACAAGCCAACTGGGCAAAAAATCTATTTTCGAGGTGCAGATGACCCGATTAAGATCAAATCGATTAAACCGAAGTTTGGATATATCGGTATCGTATGGTTTGAAGAGTTGGACCAGTTTGCCGGACCGGAAGAAGTAAGAAGTATTCAGCAGTCCGCTATACGTGGCGGCGACAAAGCATATAAGTTTAAGTCATTTAACCCACCGAGAAGCAAGATCAACTGGGCCAATAAATATACTGTAGAGGCAGAGTTTAAAAACGCAAGTGCCGTTGTTATGCGAAGTACATATAAAGATGTCCCTGCTGACTGGCTGGGGGAGGAGTTCCTTAACGATGCAGAACATCTAAAAGAGGTTAATCCGAGTGCATACGAAAATGAGTATATGGGAGAAGCAAACGGAAACGGTGGCAATGTCTTTGAATTTATCGAAGAGCGCACTATCACAGATGAAGAAATTAAAATTATGGATCGCATATATCAAGGCGTTGACTGGGGATGGTACCCAGACAAATATGCTTTTGTAAGGATATATTACGATTCGGCGCGTGAAACCATATACTTTATAGACGAGATTTGTGAAAACAAGAAAAAGAACAGCTGGACAGCCGCCGAAATCAAACGGCGCAAATATGACGACTATGTTATAACATGCGATAGTGCAGAGCCAAAATCTGTTGAGGATTACAGAGATTCAGGGCTACCAGCCAGAGCAGCACATAAAGGACCTGGCAGCATTGAGTACTCAATGAAGTGGTTACAAGGGAAAAAATTTGTCATGGATCCGAACAGAACGCCTAACGCTTGTAAAGAATTTAAAGAGTATGAGTACGAGCGGGATAAGGACGGCAATGTCATAAGCGGATATCCAGACAAAAATAACCATCTCATTGATGCGGCCCGTTACGCTACGGAATCGCTGTGGGAGAGACGGGGGAATAGTGCATAATGGGAATCTTATCAACGATAAAAAGGTGGTTTAGCATGATTTTTAAACGGCAGGCAGAGAACGACTTTGATGTGGAATCCATCGTATCTCCAGAGATGGAAAAAGCTATAGACCAGTGTGCGAAGATATACCACGGTCAGCCGGAGTGGTTGGACGATGATGAGGGCATTAAGACCATCAACTTTGCAAAAGCGCTTTGCTCTGAAACTGCCCGTCTGACAACACTGGGTATCGGAATACATCTGGAGGGCAGCACCCGTGCAACGTGGTTGCAGCAGCAGATAGACCTTGTCTACGCGAAGCTCCGCGACTGGGTGGAGTACGGATGCGCATACGGAACCGTGTTTTTGAAGCCAAACGGCACAAGCCTGGATGTATTCACCCCGGCGGACGTGCTGCTTGTTGACTATGACAACTTGGATGTGCGCGGCATCATCTTCAAGGACAGCTACCAGTCCGGGAAGAAATGGTACACCCGTCTGGAGTATCACCGGTTTATGGAGACGGTACAGGATGGCGTGACGCTCTACCCCTACTATGTGAGTAACCGGGCATACGTTTCTAAATCTGCTGAGAGCCTTGGTGATCCGGTGCCGCTGACGAAGACGAAATGGGCTGATATGTTGGAGGACACGCCGCCGATTCTTAAGGCATCCGGGGAGCCACTGGACAAGCCAATGTTCGGTATCTTCCGCACGCCGCAGGCAAACAACGTAGATATATCATCCCCATTGGGGCTTCCGATATTCCGCGAAGCCGTAGAGGAACTGAAAGATCTTGATATAGCATACAGCCGGAATGCGGGAGAGATATTTGACAGCCAGAAGATCATACTGGCTGATGATAGACTGATGTATGAGAGCGGGCAGAAGATAAAACACCGTGGCCCGGCGGATGCGGTTGGGCTTCCACATTACGTTAAGAATGTGTTTGGCAACGATGCAAAGGAATTCTACCAGGAGATTAACCCACAGCTTAACACCGATGCCAGAATCAAGGGTATCAATAACCTGTTAAGCCAGATAGGATACAAGGCCGGATTTGCAAATGGGTACTTTGTATTTAATGAGTCTTCCGGCATCCAGACGGCTACAGGCGTGGAAGCTGACCAACAGCGCACCGTACAGTTTATCAAGGATGTACGCGATCAGTTGGAAGCGTGCCTTGATGCCACCATATACGCACTTAACGTATACGCAGACCTTTACAACCTGTCACCTGTAGGGTCTTATGAGGTTACATATGACTTTGGTGACATCCTGTATGACCGGGAAGCAGACCGGAGCCGCTGGTGGCAGTATGTTACGCAAGGCAAGGTCCCGGCGTGGTACTACTTTGTTAAGTTTGAGGGCATGACGAAAGATGATGCGAAGGCTATGGTTGAGGAAGCGCAGCCAGACGAAAGAAAGCTGTTTGACGAAGAATAGGAGGTATGGAGATGATAAGTAACTGTGGGCATGATGAGCGCGGCAAGTATTCCGGCGGCAAGGCAGGAGATCAGAAAGGTGATGAGTGGGCTGTTATCCCGTGGTATAGTCGCCCCTGGGGCGTTATGCTCCGGCACCCAAACGCTACGGTAGGGAAAAAGATTGCTGATCTTGCGGAAAGAGCGGCAAAGAACGACCATGTTGGATATGACCAGGGAGATCGTTATACATTCTGGCAGCAGCTGAAAGCATCCGGCTACGATCCGGCGAAGATTGCGATTGACTGCGAAGCGGACTGTAGCTCCGGCGTTGCCGCTATCGTAAAGGCTGTGGGATATCTGATGCAGGACAAAAAGCTCCAAGGAGTGAGCGTCTACTGTTATACTGGCAACCTTCGGGCGGCACTGGTAAAAGCCGGATTTAACGCATATACGGATAAAGAGTATCTCAACGGGGACTCATATTTGCTACCGGGGGATGTGCTGCTGCTGGAAGGGCACCATGTGGCGGTAAATCTGGCAAACGGCAAAAACGCGGGAATTGGAACGATTTTAAACGGTTGGCGCAAATCTGACGGCAAGTATATGTATTTCTCCGGCGGCAAAGCCTTAAAAAACCGCTGGGAACTTATCAACCATCACTGGTACCTGTTTGGCGCAGACGGCTATATGCTGACCGGGTGGCACAGATGGGACGGACACAACGTAGACCCAGAGGGCAACACCGGGGACTGGTACTATCTGGATGAGACTGACGGGGGAGTACTGGAGGGTGCTTGTTGGCACAGCCGGGACAATGGAAGCATGGAAATATGGTATGTAGAGTAGAGGAAGCAGCATGGCTATATCAAAACCTATAACACGAGTAGAACAGTATCTTGCACATATATCAGGGATGCGCGTCAATGTTCCAGAAGTCCCTTTAACAAGAGAAGAAATGTACCTTGCTGCGTGGGCTAGGAAGAGTGGGATTGAAGATACGGAGATGCAAGGAGAACCGCCATTGACACTTAAAGACTGCATAGGAGAACCATTTAATGGGCTGGTGCTGTATGGTAAATCCACGCAGGTGACGACGACAGGGGCGCAGTTGTTGGATATTCCGGATTATACAGGAATATCCCGAGGAGTTACGGTCACAGTAAAAGAAGGTTTGATATCACTTCACGGCACCTGCACGGAAACCGGATGGATACTCATAGAGCGAGTAACGCCAGTTAGTTTAGATGGCGTGTATATTTTGTCGGTTTATGGGGCAGATAAAAGAGTAACTTTGGCAACAGAAAAATATTTAGGAATTATGGCAAGTGGTTCAGCAAGCACTGTAAATAATAGCATCGCAAAAAGGATTGCTTTTTCAGCTAATAAGGGAGAAGTATTAAATGTTGATGGGATTAAAGTCATGCTTAACGCCGGAGACACTGCCCTCCCGTGGGAGCCGTACACCGGCGGTAAGCCGTCCCCATCACCTGATTACCCGCAGGAGATTCAGAGTGCAGGTGATGATGGAAATCTCAGTGTCATTGTAAAAAATCCTGATAATGAGCAGATGCAATCTGTGCTTTTCTCAACACCCAATGGTCTTCCTGGTATTCCAGTTTCTGCAAATGGTAATTATACGGATTCCAACGGTCAACAATGGATCTGCGATGAACTTGATTTTGAACGGGGAGTGTATCGTCGACGGATTAAGCATGCAAATGTTGTTTTCTACAAAACAGCTTCATCTAGTACGCATGGTGGATATAGACATATGGCAGTTGATATTAAAAATTTGTCTAGGGAGTATACAGAATGTTTGTGCAATATTGCAACGTATTCCAGAGATGCAGCCAATGGAAAAGAAGGTATTCGTGCAAGTGGTGCGTATAATGCACTAGTTCTATACTATGAGAATTTAACGAACGATAATGTTCCTGCCGATGTTGCTTATATTCTATCTGATCCAATTGAGACCCCACTCTCAGAAGCCGACATCGCCGCTTACCGTGCTCTCACTACCTACAAAGGGACAACTATATTGGAAAGCGAGTGCTATTTAAAAGTAAAATATTCTAAGTTAAGGAAGTGATGATATGTCAAGCTTACCGAAACCGATAACACGGATTGAACAGTATTTATATGCCATAGCAAGCAATGAAGCGGAAATTCGAAAACAGGCTCTTTTGACTCAATATGTAGCAGCTATGGCAGATATTTATATTCCAGAGGAGGATGCATATGTACAGGATACTGATACAACTGCGGATGTATTGCCCGAAAAATGAGTGGATTAAGCTTGTAGAGCAAGCAAGGAAAGCTGGGAAGATAACCGCTGATGAGTACGAAAAACTCATGGAGTAGACTATGCTGAGTCCAGACTATCTAAAAAGAATAGCAGAGGGCAGCGAGGATATAGCATCTTCGCTGCATAGCTATATCCTAAACCGAATCATCGAAGCTATCATGATCCGCTTGGGGCGCGGGGAGAAGTACATACTCACATCATCCGACCGCTGGCGCATCCAGATACTACAGGACGCCGGGTATCTGTTGCAGGATATCACGCAGGAGATAGCCCGATATACAAAGCTACAGCGCGAAGAGGTAGCCGCCGCGATGGAAGAAGCCGGAGTAAAGGCTATGGCTTACGATAAGGCTGTATACGAAGCTGCCGGAATCACCACGGAAGCCCTAGAACAGTCTCCGGCACTTGTACGAATACTCCAGAGGGATTATGAAGCCACGATGGGCGAATGGTCAAATATGACAAGAACCACCGCAGAAGCCGCACAGAGCCTATTTATCAGCGAGTGCGACAATGCGTACCATAAGGTCATAAGCGGGGCTGTATCGTACACACAGGCCGTTAGGGAAGCTGTTAATACGGTTGCACAGAATGGTGTTATAGTCCGGTATCCAACGGGGCATAGAGACACCATTGAGACGGCAACAGCGCGAGCGGTGCGCACCGGGATATCTCAGGCTTCCGGTGACATATCCATGCAGCGGATGAAAGAGCAGGAGTGGGACATTATCCTTGTATCGGCACACATCGGAGCCAGAACTGGAGACGGCGGGCAGAATCCAGGCAATCATCTGTGGTGGCAAGGACAGTTTTACAGCCGGACAGGGCAAGACAAACGATACCCTCCATTTTCTGTGACTGGATACGGGACAGGAGAAGGATTAAGCGGCTGGAACTGCCGCCACAGTTTTGGCCCTGGTGATGGGGTAAACAACCCGTATAAGGATATAGAGACAGAAGACAATGTGCGACTGGAAAAGTTAGAGCAGAGACAGCGAGCATTAGAACGAAGGATCCGAAAAACAAAGCAGATAGTTATGGGATTGCAAACGGCTGTGGATACCTGCAAGGATGATACACTGAGGATGGAGCTACAAGAGGAGCTAGATCAAAAGTCTTATCTTTTGCAGAGGCAGAACCGGGCATACAATGATTTTTGTCAATCCAATGGCCTGCGCCCACTGGCTGACCGCCTCAGAATCGCCAAATGGGGAAGAGAACAGGCGGCAAAGGCGCGAGGAGCGGCAAAAAGATATGCTTATTTGAAGAAAGGATAATGCTATGAAATCTGCTGTTGAATGGGAGTATTATAACCCGAATCCAGCCGGTAAGCGTGTAGGTGACTGTGTTATCAGAGCAATCTGCAAAGCGACTGGACAAGATTGGGAAACGGTTTTCTCTGGCATCATGGTAAAGGCCTGCATGCTATCGGATATGCCCAGTGCAAATTATGTATGGGGTGCATATCTAAAAGAAAAGGGATATCGGCGGCATCTGATAGACGATCATACCCAAAGCATCTATACAGTAGCTGACTTTTGCACGGAGCATCAGCATGGGACGTACATACTTTGCATTGATGGCCATGTTGTTTGTGTGCAAGACGGCCATATATACGATACCTGGGATAGTGGAGGAGAAATTCCTATATATTACTGGGAGAAAAATCATAACTAAGGAGTATACAATGGAAATGATTATACAGTACATAACAGCACACTGGGTATCATGGCTGCTTGGCCTTATATCAGTAGTATTTTCAGGAGCATATCATAAACTGTCTAAACAGCTGAATACGGAACGCGCGAGAACAAATGCTATTAATGCGGGAGTTCTGGCACTCCTCCATGATCGGCTCTATCAGGCGTGTACGTTTTACTTAAAGCGTAAGTACTGTACATTGGAAGACAGAGACAATCTTGAGTATATGTTTCGGCCATACAAGACGCTTGGAGGCAATGGAACAGGCGAAGATCTTTATAACAGGTGTTTGGCTCTACCATATGAGCCGATAGAAAGTGAGGGGTAATAGATCTCATCTTGAAAGTGTATGATTTTACAGTACCGGAGTTGAACCGCTTCCGGCAACTTGCGAATTTTACACCAGAGGAAAGAGCTTTATTTGAATACCGAGCCGCAGGCGTGACAATGGAGATCTGCGCAGAAAATATGAATGTGAGCTTATCCACTGCAAAGCGGATCAGCCGCCGGGTAAACACAAAAATAGCACGTGTGCTACTTTATTAAGTCTTTGACGAACTGTCAGAGACTTATTTTTTTTGCAAAAATACAGGTATGGAAGACGAAATAGAGATACCTATAGTAACCGACTACCGTGACATTTTAAAGTTTTTGGAGGGAATTGAACATGGCAATATATCCAAATGCCCCCATGTATCAGCCATATCAGGCATACCAGGACAGAATTGCACAAATGAACCAATATCAGCCCACGCCACAACCTTTGGCAACACCAGCGCCAGCAAATAATCAGGGTATTTTATGGGTACAGGGCGAGACAGGCGCTAAGTCCTATCTTGTAGCACCGGGATCAAGTGTGCTGCTGATGGACAGTGAAGCTGAGCGATTTTATATCAAATCTACGGACGTATCTGGCATGCCTCAGCCGCTTCGCATTTTTGAGTACCATGAGATCAACAGCAAAATGCCGCAGAAACGGCAAGAAACTGTTACGGCTGACATTTATGTAACCAGAGAAGAGTACCAAGATCTTTTTAATAAATATAACGAAATTTTAAATAGGCTCAACTCATTTTCCACAAGTGTGGAGCCTGGTGGAGCCTCTTCCAAAACAGAAAACCGCAGAGCAAAAGGAGGTACAGCAAATGAGTAACCCGCTTTTTCAGATGCTTGGCAGGCCGCAGGGCAACGGCCCTATGCAAATGATGCAGCAATTTATGCAGTTTAAACAAAACTTTAAAGGGGACCCTAAAGCAGAAGTACAGAAGATGCTGCAATCTGGACGGATATCACAGGCACAACTTAATCAGGTGCAGCAGATGGCGCAGCAGTTCCAGAGCATGCTGCGTGGAATGAAGTAGTACATTATCCTGGCCAGGAATGTAAATAAAAATTAAAGGAGATATCAAAATGGATGGAAATTATAGCTTAGCCGATATTGCGGCAGCTACTGGTAACAGTAGAAATAATGACGGCATGTTTGGTGGAGATGGTAGCTGGTGGATTATTGTTTTATTCATTTTTGCTTTCTTCGGATGGGGAAACAACGGATGGGGCAATAATGGAAACGGCGGCGGATATGTAGCCACAGCAGCTACTCAGGCGGATATTCAGAGAGGATTCGATAATTCTGCCGTAATCAGCAAACTTGATGGAATCAATAACGGTCTCTGTGATGGATTCTACGCAGTGAACAACGGTATGCTTACCGGTTTTAACGGAATCAATACCAATATCATGCAGACCGGCTTTGGAATCCAGCAGGCTATTAATGCCGATACTGTAGCCAACATGCAGAACACCAACGCACTCCAGGCGCAGCTTGCTCAGTGTTGCTGTGAGACCCGGGAAGCTATCCAGGGCGTAAACTACAACATGGCACAGAACACCTGTGCGCTCCAGAATACCATGAACAGCAACACCAGAGACATTATTGACAGCCAGAATGCCGGAACCAGAGCTATTCTGGATTACCTGTGCAACGAGAAGATTTCCAGTCTCCAGGCTGAAAACAATGATCTCAGACGTGCTGCATCTCAGGATCGTCAGAGTGCATTACTTACTACCGCTATGGCAGCACAGACCCAGCAGCTTATTAATGCGATTAATCCGGCACCGATTCCGGCATACCAGGTGCCGAACCCGAACACATATTACGGCTGCAATACGGGCTGTAACTGCTGACAACAACATCATATCTGTATCTTCCAACCATATTCCTGACATCGGCAATATGATTGGATGTTCGGCGCAATGCCGGTATTACGCAAATCGGCAGGCTTAGACCTGCCTTTTTGCGATATGAAAAAGGAGAAAACAATATGGCTGAATATGTAGCTGTTGCCGCTCAGGAAGTGGCAGCGAACGGAAACGTGGTGTATACCAACACCGCTGTAAAAGGAACCGCATGCGTGCAGCACCGGGAAGGCAGCGGCATTGTTACCCTCAGAGGAATTACTAATCAGTGCAAGGCCCGCTATTTTGTGGACTTTTCTGCAAATATTGCAGTGCCGACCGGAGGAACCGCGGGAGAAATTTCTCTTGCTATTGCAATCGGCGGAGAACCTGTCTTATCTTCTCGGATGATCTCCACTCCTACAGCTTTGGAAGCGTTTAATAATGTGTCTGCCGGAATCTTTATTGATGTGCCGCGCGGATGCTGCTTTAATGTTGCGGTAGAGAATACCAGTACCCAGGCTATCACCGTGGCAAATGCAAATCTTGTGGTAACACGGGTAGCATAAGGAGGTGGGATGATGAGAGATATTAAAGATTTATGTGCACGTATTGAAGATGAGATATCTAACATTGCTGAAAAAGGCCTCACATCCGGCAATTTGGACACGGCTTTTAAGCTGATCGATATGTATAAAGACATTAAAAACACAGAGTATTGGGATAAAAAGGGCGAGTATTATATGACCGTCTTGGAACAGATGCGTGTAGGTGACTACAGCGAGCGCCGCGGACGCGATAACATGGGGCGTTATAGCGCTTCTGATGGCCGAATGCCAGATTATGACCGCGGTTCGTCTTATATGCGCCGCGGTGAGCATTATGTGCGTGGACATTACAGCCGGAGCGATGGTCGAGATGCTTATGATGATTACATGACGCAAAAGCAGAGCTATCGATCCGGCAAATCAGAGGACTGTAAGCGTAAAATGCTGGCCGCATTAGAGGAACACTTGGATGGGCTTACGGCAGAAATCGGTGATATGTCAAAGGACGCAGAATGCCGCGAAGAACGCGATCTTGTGAAGCGCTATGTGGATAAACTTAGAGATATGCTGTAGATGTGTGGACAAGGTACTTATAGATAAATGGTAGAATGTAGATGTGAAGAGGATTGGTTACTTTTCATGGTTTTCTCACACACCTCCCGCGCACGTCCTTAATATAAACAGGTCATTCCTGGAGGTTGAAAAGCGGATGAAATTTCCGGCGTGCGCTTGCCAGATCAAAATTCAAGAGCTTTGACTGGCCTTGAATTTCCTCCTTTCACCTCGTAGCTGATAGGCTGTTAATGCGGCTTACGACCGCAGCGAGGATTCTGCTGCTATAAGCAGAGTTTTTCTTTTCCCCTTGTAAATGCCTGGTATGTAATCATGCCAGGCATTTTAGGACCGCTAGCTCAGTTGGCCAGAGCGTCCGGCTCATAACCGGATGGTCCGGGGTTCAAGTCCCTGGCGGTCCATTACCCCGCCCGTGGTCTATCGGGCTTAATCCATTACCTGCGGCGGCAGGTCAATAAATACGGCCAGGAGGATGATATGCAGAAACTTATTGAAACACTCAAATCATTTGGTATTGACATCCCGGAAGATAAGAAGGCAGATGTAAAAAAAGCATTGTCTGAGCATTACAAGAATGCCGGAGAAGTTTCTAAAACACTGTCAAAGGTCGAAAGTGAGCGTGACAGTTGGAAGGAACGGGCAGAGACAGCAGAAGCTACACTCAAAAGCTTTGATGGCATTGATCCAGAGAACGTCAAGGCAGAGGTCGACACATGGAAGCAAAAAGCAGCAGATGCAGAGAAAAATTTTAACAATAAAATTTATGAAAGAGATTTTGCTGATGCTCTTAAATCTGCACTGGAAGATGTTAAATTCTCTTCCGAGGCTGCTAAAAAGGCTGTTATGACAGACATCAAAGACGCCGGTCTTAAGCTTAAGGATGGAAAGATACTGGGGCTTAATGATCTGCTGGATCAGATGAAAAAAGACGATGCGTCTGCATTTGTTGATGAAGATCAGCAGACCGCTATGCAGAACCAGGCGAGATTTACAACGGGGATAACCCGCAATAATCATCCGGGTGGAAAGATGACCAAAAAAGAAATCATGGACATCAAAGATGCAAGCGAACGACAGGCTGCAATTGCAAGCAACATGTCACTGTTTGAGTGATCGTTGTTAATCCAGTGATTTGACTGGCGCCCAAATTACGGGCAGAAAGGGCTTAACTTTTATGGCAAAAGCAAATCTTATAAAAACAGAAAACATTCAGGTACGCGCGAGAGAGGTAGATTTTGTAACCAGATTTGAACGCAACTGGGAGCACTTATCCGAAATTCTTGGTGTGCTGAGAATGATAAAAAAAGAGCCGGGATCAACTCTGAAATCCAAATATGCAACCGGAACTTTACAGAGCGGTAAGGTCGCAGAGGGAGAGGAAATTCCGTACTCCAAATTCGAGGTAAAAGAAAAAGAGTATGCTGAAATGGATGTGGAGAAGTACGCAAAGGCTGTATCTATCGAGTCGATTAAGACTTATGGCTACGATGTGGCTGTAGAGATGACAGACGAAGAGTTCCTCTTCCAGCTCCAGACGGATGTAACCGGAAGATTTTACACTTATCTTAAGACCGGTACCCTTACCTCTACCGAGAACACTTTCCAGATGGCTCTTGCTATGGCAAAAGGCCGCGTTGAGGATAAATTCAAAAACATGCATCGTTCCATTCCGAATGGTATTGCAGGCTTTGTAAACATCCTTGATATATATGAGTATCTTGGCGCTGCAAATATCACTATTCAGAACCAGTTCGGATTCCAGTATATGAAAGATTTTATGGGATTTAATACTGTGTTCCTGCTGTCCGACAGCGAGATCCCGCGTGGCAAGGTAATCGCTACACCGGTAGACAACATTGTTCTTTACTATGTTGATCCGAGCGATTCAGACTTTGCACGTGCTGGGCTCTCCTATACAGTGTCCGGCGAAACCAATTTGATTGGCTTCCATACTCAGGGCAACTATAGCACTGCTGTATCTGAGGCATTCGCAATCATGGGTATGGTGCTGTTTGCTGAGTATCTGGATGCTATTTCTGTGATTACATTTGGATCATCTCAGACTCTTGGCGATCTGACTGTACAGTCTACAGCTGGATCATCCAGCGGTACCACAAAGATTACTGTTAATCCGGAAAAGGGCAACGCTGGTAACGTCTATAAGTACAAAGTGGCATCTTCTGAGACCACTGTAGAGTATGGTCAGAATGTGAAAAACTGGAGCGCGTGGGACGGCAAGAGCGATATCACAGCGGCCAGCGGACAGGTTATCACTGTAGTTGAGTGCGACAGCACATATAAGGCGCTGAACGCAGGACATACGACTGTAACCGCACAGTAATGAGGAGGTTCCGGCATGGCATATGTAGATTATGAGTTTTACCAAAAATCATTTTTCGGCAATGTCGTGCCGGAATCTGATTTTATGAGGATGTCTGAGAGAGCAAGTGACTTTATTGACAGCTTGACATTTGACCGGTTGGCAGACGGATTACCGTCCGATGATCGGCAGCAGAAACGTATAAAAAAGGCGGTCTGTTCATTGGCTGAATTAATGTATCAGATTGAACTTGCTGAAAAGAATGCAATCAATCAGGCATCAGCAAGTGCGACCGACACAAATGCCGGTGGCAAATCAACGGGCATTGTAACATCTGTAAGCTCCGGCAGCGAATCCATTTCTTACGCAACACCACAGCAGATTGGGTCAAGCGCAAAGGAATGGAGTGCGGTATATGCCGCCGCCGGAGATGTACAGAAAACGAACGACTTACTCTTAAAGACAGCGTTACCGCTTCTGATGGGAGTAAGGACGGATGATGGAATACCAGTATTGTATGCAGGAGTGTGAACATGAATAATCAGATTGAGAACAACTTTATGTACCATAGCCCGAAAGACGGGCAGGCAGAAAAATATGAAGAAGTCAGAGCAAAAGGAAAAGAACTGGCGTATCTGATTGATGGTATTTGCCCGAATAGTAGAGAGAAATCTCTTGCCATGACAAAGCTTGAAGAATCCGTCATGTGGGCAAATGCTTCTATTGCAAGAAATTGAGGTGGAAAGAATGGACATTTCAACATTAGGCTCATGTATAGCAATCGTTATGATCTGCTACATTGTAGGAATGGGTTGCAAAGCATCAAAAAAAATCCCTGATGAATGGATTCCGGTAATCATGGCGGTTATTGGTGGAATTCTCGGAGCGGTCGGAATGGGAGTTATCCCGGATTTTCCGGCAACGGATTATATCACAGCGGTTGCGGTCGGCATGTTTAACGGATTGTCGGCTACTGGCGTGAATCAGGTTATTAAGCAGACAACGCAGAAAGAATAATTAAAAGGCACATGTCGTGAGACAGCAGTAAGTCCTTTTCCTAAAATGAGATGGATTTATTATGCCAAGACCAACAAGAAATTTAACAAATCAAAGATTCGGAAGACTTATAGCCATTGATAAAGTTAATAAAACGGGGCAATCTCAGTGGCTTTGTAAATGTGATTGTGGAAACGAAGTAATTGTAGCTTCAAATAATTTGATTCGCAAAAATACACTTAGTTGCGGCTGTTATCAAAAAGATAGAGTGTCGGAAGCTAAGAAAATTCATGGAGATAGAAACACACGCTTATACACTATATGGGTAGATATGCGTAGACGCTGTTCCTATATTGGAGAGCCATCTTATAAAAACTATGGTGGCAGGGGCATTTCTGTTTGCGAAGAATGGGAAAAGTCATTCCTTGATTTTAAGGAATGGGCATTAGGAAATGGATATGCTGAAAATCTTACTATAGATAGAGTAAACGTGGATGGAAATTATTGTCCTGAAAATTGTAGATGGGCAACTTTGAAGTTACTGTAAATGGGGAAACACATACATTAACAGAATGGAGTGAAATAACCGGGATTTCCTATAACACTATAACCAAGAGAAGATATCGTGGTTGGAGCGATGTGGACGCAGTTTCAACTCCCGTAAATGCGAGGTGAGATATATCTATAGCAAAATTATAACACTTTTCAATTATTACGAATCAGCCACAACAGGAGATGCGTACTGGTATCCTCATGTTTTATCCGGAGTTGACCTGATAACCGACCACGGCGCAATACTGAAAAAGTATGGCCCAGACAGTACCGACAATGCCGCGCTGCATATTGCTTACGCCCCAGACGGAGACAAGGTGATGGTGCAGCGGTCAGACGGTGCAGCGATGCCGTGGATGACTCCGAAAGCATGGGCGGCGCAGGTCAATGATGAACTTCCGGACAGCATCACCTTCGGGCCAGAGGATTTTTTCTGGCAGGGTGAATGGACTGGCGGCATGGTTACTGAGGGTGACTACCGCAATGGTTTTTACCAGTACATGAACAGCAACCGCGACAATGTTTACAAGATAACCAGTGTAGGTGGTCCGTATACCGTTATCCCTCATTTTGAAATTTTAGGTAAGTAAATGAGCTCAAAGACACGACATTTTAAGGGTTTTTCCGTTGTTGATGGGGATGTACACGTAAAGATAGGATATGACCGTTTTGAAACGCAATACAAGCGGGCACAATACCAGCTTGACGGTGCTGTAATGAATAGCATGGTACCCTTTATGCCAATGGTTACAGGCAGCTTTATAAACACAACCAGAGCCGCTAGTGCTGCGGAACAGGGAACAGGAAAAGTATTTGCTGCTTATGGACCACAAGGCAGATACCTGTACGAGGGTAAAGTCATGGTTGACGAAAAGACCGGATCACCTTGGGCGAGGCGTGGAGCGCGGAAGGTGCTTGTGAGTGAATACACTGGCAAGACAAATGATCGAGAAAACATATCTTACACGCATCAGGCACATCCTAAAGCGCAAGATCACTGGTTTGATGCTGCAAAAGAAGCGGACGGAAAGACATGGATTAAAGACGTTAAACGCATAGCCGGAGGAGGAAAACATGGATAGTAAGCCAATCGGCATGGATGCCAGCGGGTATGAGATTTTGACACGTGCCGTTAAATCGCTTTTAAATCAATATCCAGGTCTTAAGGATGGTGAAATCATTAAATTTGAAGAGCTTACTAAAGACTCTGGATTAGCCTTTTCGGCTGATAACGGCGCATTGGTGTACGCCGAAACTGAAGACGTATGCGGCGGCAGGCATCAAAAGTGCCAGTACCCGTTTTATGTTGTATACCGGACGGCCTCAAATAAAGAGAGGCTAAAGCTTAGCGCCCAAGAGTTCCTCGACACTCTTGGGAAGTGGCTGTGCCATGAACCGGTAGTAATAAATGGTGCTCAAACGCGTCTTACGACTTTCCCGGCATTGTCAGAAGGCCGGGTTATAAAACGAATCACTCGCGATAACTCATACGGACTGGAGCCAAATGAAAACGCAGTACAGGATTGGGTACTGCCGGTAACAGTTCAGTATACAAATGACATAGAATTTTAACCATAGAAAGGAAATGATAGCATGATTGAACGTAAGTACTTGGCGCATTACATTGACGCAGCCTTTAGCACATCAACTCCGACTTATGTAAGAATCGGAAAAAACCTGGAAGAGTACAATGAAGAGCTGAACCCTGATGTTGAGGTTACTAAAAACATCTTAGGCGAACAGTCAGTGCAGCACTCAGGCTATGAAGTACAGTCAGATGTAGATCCTTTTTACTACGAAGATTATGACGATACCCTTAGCAACAAGATCATGGATCTGGCCAATACAAGAGCCACAGGCGATAAGTGCAAGACCACTATGGTTGACGTGCTGTTAAAACCAGGATTAACTGAGGACGCTGCGCCTACTGTAGTATGGGCTTATAGAGAAGATGTTTACTTAATCCCGAACAGTGTAGGTGGCGATACATCCGGCATACAGACTCCATTTTCTGTGTATAAGGCAGGTAACAGAGTAAAAGGTACATGGGATGTAAGTAAGAAAACATTCACACCATCAGATTTAGGCTAAAGGAGATTTAAATGGGAAAGCAGCTTGTACTGGATAATAGGGAATGGATCGAGATCGCTGACAGTAAAGGAAATGTGACAGGCGGATTTTACTGGAACCCTGCGGATCTGGATATAGTAAAACGCTATGAGAAAGTGGCAGCGGAATTTGAGAAGATACAGCTTCCGGAAGGGGAAGACATTGATAAGATGTATGCCATCTCAGATAAAGTAAAAGAGCAGTTTGATTATCTGTTAAATACCGATGCCTCAGAAGCTCTGTTTGCCGGAGCTAATCCATTTACCCCACGTCCAGACGGAACTCTTTTATGTGAATATGTGTTAAGCGTTGTTGCAGCATTCATTGAAAAAGAGCTGGATGTCAGAGTACGGAAGACTAGTGCAAAGGTAAAGAAGTACACGGACAAGTATAAGAAATGATAGGTTATGATCTTCCAACAGTAATAAATATCGAAGGCATTGATTACAATATCCAGTCGGACTTTCGGGTCATACTGGATATTCTCATAGCCTGTGCAGATCCGGATCTGAATGATTATGAAAAGCAGGATGCCATGTATCAGATCCTGTATGTGGATTCGGATACAATCCCTGTACACTGCTATGAAGAGGCATGCAAAAAGGCCGCTGATTTTATAGATGGTGGTCTGAATGATAAGAGAAAACCACAGAAAAAGGTCATTGACTGGCAGCATGATGCAGTTATCATTATGCCAGCTGTTAATAAAGTGGCTGGCAAAGAACTTCGTGCAGAGAAATACATGCACTGGTGGACATTCCTGGGATATTTCATGGAAGTGGAAGACGGTCTCTTTTCCCAGGTGTTATCGATCAGGCAGAAGAAAGCAAGACATAAAAAACTGGAAAAATGGGAGAAGGAATTTGAAAAGGAAAATCTGGACCTGGTTAAGCTGCCGGCAGTCCAGAGTGAAGAGCAGAAACGGGAGATTGCAAGCCTTGAAAAGTGGCTGTAAGGAGGCATGAGCGTGCAGGCAGACGGAACAATACTGATTGATACCACAATTTCAGAAGATGGCTTTAAAGCCGGATCTAAAGATATAGAACTTGCTGCCAAACGCATGGCAAAGACAGTCGGTGATATTGGAGATAAATCTAAGATAGCGCTTCAGAAACAGTTGGATTCCTTTTCAAAGGTAAATGCCCAGTATGCAGCACAGGAAAAACGGGTTGAAGCCCTGAAAAAGAAAATAGAAGAATTTAACTCCCAGAAGATCCCTACTGAAGAATATGCAGAGATCCAGAAGCAGATAGCAGAGACGGAAAAGAAACTCTCAGCATTAAATGAACGCCAGGAAAAATTCATAAATACAGGTGGAAAGACCAACAGTAAAGCCTATGCCAGAATGCAGTATGACGCTGATCAGCTAGTTAAAACTCTGGAATATGCTACTGCTGAGAAGCAGGCCCTTGAAAACAGCGGAGGTGCTTTTAAAACCGGATCCAATACGGCAGAGGCACAAAAGACAGCAGCACAGCTTGAAACAGAGCAACAGAAGCTTGCTGATGTTAATAACCGGGTGAATACGTCCTTTATGGCTCTTAAACAGAAGATACAGGAATATGGCGGAAGTCTGGCAGCGGCAAAAGGAGAAACTTCAGATTATGGAGGAACACTTGACAGAGTTAAACAGGGATTCCAGTCTCTGGGCTCAGGTGTCAAAATGCTGTCTGGCGGGATACTGAAAACAGCAGCAAAAGGAATTAAAAACATAGCCTCCTTGGCGGCAAAGGCATCTGTAAGCCTGGGAAAACTGGTAGGTAAGCCGATCTTAAACGGGCTTGTAAAGATGACTGCCGGTATGTTTGGAATCCATAAATCTGCGAATAAGACTACATTAAGCCTGAAAAATCTGGTTAAGTATGGCTTAGGTATCCGGACATTGTATGCACTGTTCGGCAAGATGAGAAGTGCCGTTGCTGAAGGTTTTAAGAACCTGGCGCAATATTCTGGATCAACCAATAAAGATATTTCCAGTCTGATGTCTTCCATGACACAGCTTAAGAATAGTTTTGCAACAGCATTTGCGCCCATATTATCTGCAGTAGCTCCAGCGCTTAATTACCTGATCGGACTGCTTAATACCGCAGTAACGGCCATTGCTCAGTTTATGTCAGCACTGACCGGAAAAAGCACAGTAGTTAAAGCTACAAAGGTACAGCAGGATTATGCTAAGTCCCTGAAAAAGACTGGAAGTGCTGCCAAGGAAGCAGAGGGAGAACTGGCCGCATTCGACAAATTAAATGTTAAGAAGGCAGATTCTTCTTCCGGAAGCGGTGGAGGCGGCGGTGTATCCCCGTCCCAGATGTTTGAGACTACACCTAGTGAAAGTTCGATCAAGGGCATGGCCGATAAGATCCGCAGCCTGATCAAAGCACAGGATTGGTCCGGATTAGGTGCGTACATGGCTCAGGGAATCAATGCAGGTCTTCAGAAGGTCTATGATGCTATTAACTGGGATCATGTAGGACCAAAGATCACAGCCTTTGTAAATGCCTTTACACAGACCTTTAACAGCCTGGTCAAAAATATTGACTGGGACTTAATGGGAAGGACGGTAGGCGCTGGTTTAAATACCCTTGTGAATACATTAAATCTTCTGGTTGATGGTATTGACTGGGTACAACTTGGAAGCAAGATTGCAGAGGGCTTTAACGGCTTTATTGATGAAGTAAACTGGGAAAACCTGGGAAAGCTGTTTGTGGCAAAGTTTAATATTGTATTTCAAATGTTATTAGGCTTTGTAACAACCTTTGACTGGTCTAAAGCGGGAACTGCCTTGGGAAAAGGCATTAATGGAGCTATTGCAAATATTGACCTTAAAAGCTACGCACAAGCTATAAGCAGGCTTGCAAAAGGTATATGTGATGGTATCAGTGCGGCATTGATAGAAACAGACTGGCAAGAGGCCGGTGAAAAGATAGCCGAGGGACTTGCCACTATAGACTATGCAGGAATTGCTGCTAGCCTGTTTTATGGGTTAGGAGCGGCCCTTGCATCATTAGGCGAATTCCTTTATGGTCTGTTCCATGACTCTATAGAGAGTATGAAGAGCTACTTTACAGAGTACGCAAAGCAGGCTGGTGGAGACTGGGGCGCAGGTATCCTTAATGGTATCATAGATGCAGTTAAGGACATAGGAAACTGGATCAAAGAACATGTATTCCAGCCGTTCCTAAATGGCTTTAAAGATGCGTTTGGCATACATAGCCCGTCAACTGTTATGGCAGAAATGGGCGGATATCTGATTGAAGGATTAAAAAAGGGTATCACAGATATGCTCCCCGGCTTGAATGAGGTCATAGAAAGCCTCAAACAGGCAGTAAACGGCCTCATAACATTTATCAATGGGACATTCTCCGGAGATTGGGGAAAAGCCTGGGAAGGGATTAAGGATATCTTTAAAGGTGTTTTTAATGGCATTGTATCCATTGCAGAGAATGCAGTGAATTATATTGTCAGAGCATTGAATAGAGTCAGTTTTGATGTGCCTGACTGGATCCCGGAGATTGGTGGAAAGACTTTTGGGTTCCAACTTCAGGAAGTCAGACTCCCACGCCTTGCTTCTGGTACAGTGGTTCCGCCTCGTGCTGGTGAATTTGCCGCAATTCTGGGAGATAACAAGAAAGAAACAGAGGTTGTGTCTCCGCTGTCCACCATGAAACAGGCATTAAAAGAGGCGCTTCAGGAAGCTGGTGGCCTGGGTGGTGGTGATATAGTAGGATACATTTATCTGGACGGCAAAGAAATGGGAGCTTCTACAGTGAAGTTTGTCCGTCAGGAAAAGAAAAGGACGGGAAAAAATCCTGTCTTAGTGTAGGAGGTAAGGCATGCAGAAAGACTATAGAGGTTATCTGGTAATGTTTGGGAACACACAGCTCCCGAACAGCTTCCTTACCCGATACAGATCCACCCCCGATCAGAGGATCGAGAAAAAGGCTTGGAGGGATAACAACGAGTCCCTGCAGAGGGTGACGTCCCCTAATTTCAAAACGACACTCAATCTTGAGATAAGGCCGCTGTCCCAGGGCGAAAAAGACTTGTTTAACTCCATCAAGGCAAATGGCTTGATGGATGCTACTCAGCGAAAGTACAGAGTGACATTCTGGAATCTTGACACATGCGAGTATGGTACAGGCTCTTTTTATATCCCGGATACGGAATTCGCCATAGATCACATTGCAGATAATGACACCGGCGAAATGTACTACGAAAAAGTGACCATTGAAATGATCCAGTATTAAGGAGCGGAGCAGATGATAGAGATCGATCAGGTTTATAAAGACCTGTTTAACGAATATGGTGGAAAAAGTCTTAAGCTGACTTTTTTTAAAGAAGAATATCATGCTCTGTACCCATCTGAAACACTGTATCCTTCAGAGGATTTATATCCGTCTGAAATGTCTGCGGATGCTGTGGATTTTTCCATAGGAGATGATCAGATAGTAACAGATTCCCTTGCTATAACAGAAAGCCTGTGTTCAGACGAAGATCTAAGCTTTGGATCGTGTGAGGCAGCCCAGTTTGAAATTACAGTAACGGGACTGACCCAGAGTATTTCAGGTCGGGAATTTATGGCTATAGAGTCATTTGGTGGCTATAACATGGTCCTGGGCTTATTTAAAGTAGAGTCTACACCCAAGCAGGAAGACAAGAATACCAGAAAGATAATAGCCTATGACAGGATGCAGCGTTTTGATGTAGATGTGTCCGGTTGGTATAATGCATTGAGTTTTCCAATGACATTAAAAGCATTTCGTAAATCACTCTGTTCATTTGTAGGTGTACGGGAAGAAAATGCAGTTCTTGTTAATGATGAAATGCAGGTAGAAAAGACAATAAATCCTACAGCTTTGAAAGGGCGGGAAGTACTGCAGCAGATCTGCCAGATCAATGGAGTATTTGGAAACATCAATAAGAACGGGGAACTGCGGTATATCGCACTTCCGGGAAAAGAGGATATATCCGCTCGGATCACAATTTATCAGAATGCCGAGAGTGAAGAGTATACAGTTCCGGATATAGATACCGTACAGATCCGTCAGGAAGAAGGGGACATAGGCGGAACCAGCACAGGAGACGGTCAGAATGTGTATATCATTGAAGGAAACATGCTGGTATATGGCAAGACCACATCAGAGATGATAGGAATTGCCAATAACATTAAAAACGTCGTAAACGGTCTGGAATACCAGCCCGCAACCATATCTACAAACGGTTCCCCGTGGATTGAAATAGGGGATAGGATCAGTCTGGAGACTACAGACGGGATAGTTAATACCCTTGTGATGAAAAGAACCTTTACAGGTATTCAGGGAGCTATGGACAGCTATGAAAGCACTGGGAGTCAGGAATTATCAAGACCTTTTAGCATTGAAAGTGAATTGATACAGATAAAAGGCTTATCTGCTATCCTTAAGCGATCTGTAGAAGAAATATCAAATGAACTTACCAATTTGGAAGAGGGAACTAATTCCAAGTTTACCCAGATGGCTAATCAGATTTCCCTGGAAGTTACGAGAGCTACCGGTCAGGAAGCAGAACTGAGATCAGCGATTAACGTAGTCAGTGATAAGATTGAACTGAAAGTCAGCCAGGGAGACGTATCAAATCAGCTTTCGGTGGAAACCGGTGGGATCAGCATAAAAGGGAATCGTTTTAGCTGGAGTTCAACATACTCCTCTATGACGGCAGACGGTAAATTGACAGCAAGTAGCGGATCATTTACAGGTGATGTGGTGGCGAACAGTTTTAAAACCAATGATGGAAGTATTACATTGGCAAATGGAAAACTGAAGATTACCGGTGCAGAAATTGATGGAACTGCAAATACAAGTTCCATCGGTGCGAGTACGATTTACACAAACCATCTGGAAGTTGGAGGTAATGCGGTATTTAATTCAGGAGCGGATTTTTCAGGAGCGATTAACTGCCAAAATATCGATGCTAATCGAATAAGCTGTGTAAGCGTTTATTCATCAATGGCTGGGGAAACCTGGTCAGACATAAGATTAAAGCATGACATCAGAGATGTTCATGAAAAGCTTGCTGTAGAAGTGATAAAAGGGCTGCGGCCGGTAGCCTATGCACTGAATGTAAACGATGCGGAAAGCCTGGGATTTATCGCACAGGAAGTAAAGAAAATGTGTGCAGATCTGGGCACGAAAATGCCATTGTATACTAAAAATGGTAAATACTATTCCATCCCGTACATAAATTACATCCCGGTGATAGTAAAGGCATTGCAATATATTCTGCGGAAAGTGGAGGTTGATCATGGCTAAGGTGGAGTACAAAAAAGAGGATATTCAGCTTTTAACAGCACTACTTAATATGGTGGCTGTAAAAGGATTTGACAATATAAAGCTTATGGCACAGGCTGCGGCTATCCTTGACAGTGGAATTGTGAAAGAAATCCCGGAAAAACCACAGCAGTCCGGAAAGGAAGCAAAGAATGAAGCTGAGTGAGCTGTTTTATAGCATTATAGGCTGGGTGAACTACCCGGACACATCCACACCAGTTGGTAAGACAAACTTGCGGCATATGGACAACGGCATCTTACAGTGTGCACAGTATATCCTTGGTCTGTCTCAGGACAAGCTGGAAGTATCAGATGCGGCTAAATTTATAACCGGATGGGAAGTTGACACATCCACTTGGATTGTAACTGTAACACACAAGGATGGCACTGTAGAGACAGTAGATTTTCCGATCGAAATGATGCCTACGAAGCTTGATCTGGATGAAGATGATAACCTTGTTTTAGTGCAGCAGGATGGTACCACAAAAAAGATCAGCTTTCAGCGGTTCGTTTATAACGTGTCCAACACTGCAACCATTGCAATGCAATTGGACGGCACAACTATATCGGCTTCTGTAGTGGATGGGTCTATAACAGCGGCGAAGTTAGAGCCTACACTACAGAAAACGTTAAGACAGTACATGCTAGATGCTCAGGCAGCGGCGCAAGAGGCAGAGGCTTATAATAAATCATCTATAAGCTATGCAGTAGGCGGTACTGGATCCAGAACGGGAGAGGATACAGATAATAGCAAGTACTATAGTGAAAAGGCGAAAGAAGAGGCTGAAAAAGCCGGGGCCTACGCTGACCTGATCTTTCCGGAGTTTTATCTTGATGCCGATACAGGGCACCTGAAATGCGCACAGGGCAAGACTGTAACCGTAAAAGTTGAAAACAGCCATGTATTAGTGGAGGTGGCATAGTGGCAAGCACAACAGATTTAGGTAAGTGGATGATCACAAACGGTGGTGTATATAATCCGGAGGCGGTGTATGAACAGCTTACGATGGTAATGTACGATAACAGCACCTATATAACCTTAAAGACGGTTCAGGGGGTCACACCTACAGACGACCATGTAAATTATCAGCTTATGGCAAAGGGATTTGATCCTACTGCCTTGGGATCCGTACAGGCAGAGGATAACAGCGGAGTGCTGGGAGAAGTAGGTGGTACAGTGTCTGCGCAGGATTTAGTAGATTGGGTAGTAGATCAGGCTGCTACTAAACTGCTTAAGATCAGCGATCTGGTAAGCGTGCAGACTAATGACAAGACTAAAGGTGTTTCTGCGGCACTGGCCTACTCTATGAACCAGAGCATTACTCAGCTAAATAGTGATATTGATATTGTTTTGGAAGCAGAAAATAATGTTACCTCATATTCCAGAATAAAAAAAATTGGTGCGCATCTTGCATTATATCAAATCGATTTTGGTATTAAGAATGCAACATCTTGGTCTGAGTATATTCTTGCATATCATTCAGAATTGAAAATTTCAAATAATATTGTATTGTATGCAATAACAAATCTTGGTAAGCCAGTATTAATTACAATCAAGACAAATGGACAAACCACTATCAATGCAATGGATTGCACTGGTGATTTTTCTGTGAAAACGACTGTTGCTGCATATGTTCAATCGTGATTTTTATTCATTAGTGATATCACTATTTTCCTGACGTCAGGAAAATAGTCAAAAACGGTGCAGCATGAGGTAATGCGCGTGTTGCATTTCGTGTTGCATAGAACGCAAAAATGTATTATTTGTGATATATTTATAGAGCAAGCAATAAATATTTATAACCCGCAAACCCGCATAAATGCTACATTTCAGCGTTTTTGCGGGTTTGTGAGTTTTTACTTTGACGGGTTCGATTCCCGTTATCTGCTTAAACTATTTAAGGAATGAGAAGCCCTGTAGATGTATAAATAGCATTTGCAGGGCTTTTTCAAAACTTCTTGCCAACTTTGCAAATTATTGTTATAATAATGCCGATTTAGAAAGATTTAGAATATAGTTGCGAAACACTCAAAAGCCTTGTTTCTATAAGGTTTTTTTTTGTCATCAAATAGCAGTGAAGAAAGATTGCAAGAGAACATAATGCAATATGGAGGGAAAA